GTGGCGCTTGTTTTTCTGCGTGCCGGCACACGAGACACCGCACAACGGCGCTGCAACGCCACGCGAAACAAAACGAACGAAATGGTTGACACGCTGAACGGTATCGTTCACAATGGTCGCACGGCACACGACGCCGCAACCAGGAGCCCAGAACATGCTGACCGCTGACACCATCTCAACCGATACCATTCGTGCGTTGGAACTCGAGGCCCGCACGGCCAACGACATCGACACCTACACGACGTGCGCACGCGCATTGGACAAGTCGATCCCCACAGCCGAGATGATGCGCAATCGCCAGCGATGCGCTGACATCGTCAACGACGCCCGTGCCATGGACGACAGCGAGGGCTGACCACCCACCCCACAACCCAGCCAGCAGCCCCGGTCAGCCCGGGGTTTCTGCGTGCCGGCACACGAGACACCGCACAACGGCGCTGCAACGCCACGCGAAACAAAACGAACGAAATGGTTGACACGCTGAACGGTATCGTTCACAATGGTCGCACGACAACAGGGAGACAGAATGAACATCACCGAAATCCTCGCCAGCAAGCCCGTGACCGAAATCGGCAAGAAGCCAAGCAAGGCGCTTGACGCCCGAAATCGGGCGGCTCAGTCGGCATGGTATGGCCGTCTCTCGCGCGAAGACCGCGCTGCATATGACGCCCACTGTGACGCAAAGATGCGCGCCGCCGTCGCCGCTCCGATGACGCCTGCCGAGGTGGCCATGCAGGCCATGGCTATCCGTGACATCGAGAGCAGCCTCCGCGAGGAGGCCCGCCCCGTCGGTCGCATCAGCCGCGAGGAGGCCGAGCAGATGGCCGAGGACCTCGGCGACTACAGCCACCACGCCTGACCCTCCCCCCCAACCTGACCAGCAGCCCCGGCAAGCCCGGGGTTTGTCGTCAGACCACCACGACGAGGACACCCATGCCCCACGACCTGCCCGATTTCGACGCACTGCTGCCTGACCCCGCCGCCCGTCGCGCCCTCGACGACGACGGCAGCGCCCTCGACGCCGTCCTCGATGGCATGACCCTCGACGACCTCCTGTCCTGGGTGCGCGGCAACCCCGCCGTCCTCGAGGCGTTCGAGGGCGACCACGCCGACGAAATTGCCGACTATCTGGCGGACGCGTGATCACCCTGCAGCGCCATGGGCGCAGGGGCTGGACTGTCATCGTCAACGGTGCCGTCGTCGTCGACGCCGCCACTTTCGCGGTCGCATTCGCCGCCGCAAAGGAGCAGCCATGAACGCACGCATCAACGGGGGAGACCCCCCAACCGGGTTCTCGATCCGCAGCGAACGCGGTCTTCTGCGGATCGACCGCTCCTCCCCCAGCGTCGTGGGCCCCGGATGGGCTGCGACGACGTGGGCGACGCCCGCGGGGGCGATTCGGGCGATTGACCGCTGCAGGCTCTACCTGCAGTCACCTCCCGTCGGCGCCGCCAACAGGGCAGCGCTCGCTCTCCTCGACGGCGCCCTGGTCCTGCCCCACACCCTCGACGCCGAAATTTGGCACGACGGGCTGCTGGCTGCGCGACACACCATCGACAGCCGCCGGCGGGACCTCCTTGCCGGCCTGGGCGCCATCGTCGACGCCGTCGGATTCATCGGGCCTGGGGCCCTTGTCGACGGCGTCGACGTGACGGCTGAGGATGGAATCGCTCGCATTGAACGCGAAATCATGCGCATACTGGCCGCCGGCGCTGCGGACCCCGAACTCTCATCGGGGTGGCTGTCAGAGTCCGGCCTGCGGGCTTGGGTGAGCAACCGGCAAGCCGGGGCCCGCCGCTAGAATTCACGATTTCCCCCGTCGACTTCGACGCGACGGGGGAGCGGTTGCCCGACGACATTCCGTCGCCGGGGCAACAACCGAAACGGGGGCGGTCTTGGCGCCTTCCCCCCGTCGACAGTCAGGCACACCGACACGGTGGACTGTCCCGATGATGGATGCCAAGAACACGAGGAAAACCATGGCCCCCAAAAAAAACGCAGAACCGACCCCGCCACTGCGCGCAACGTCGACGACGGACGCAGCCGTTGCGCTGCGCACGTCCCCATCATCCATCAAGCGATGGTGCCGGCAAGGTGCCCCACACACACGCGACGGGAGGGACATCGCCGTCAACGTCGAAGAACTGCAGCGCTGGCGTGACAGCACCCCCCACGGCAACACCGGCAACCGCCTCGCAGCCCGAGGATGCGCCATGACCCTGGACCGCAACCTTGCACACGCCGTGCTGTCCAGCGCCGCGCTGGTGTCCAGCGCCGAGCTCGAGCGCACTGCCCACGACATCGTCGACAACCTCTGGGGCGTCATCGACGTCGTCGCGAAACAGGCTGCAGCCCAGGAACTGCAGCACCAGCGCCACGCACGGGGGCTGGGCGTCGGTTCGTGGGAGGGAGTGACGGGACCAGCGCCGTCGAGGTCGCCGCCACCGTCGAACGAGACAGAGAGCGAACGCCAGCACGAACGGCAGACGCTCGCCCTCGAATCCATCGCCGACTTCCTCAAGCGCATCGCATCGGAGATAACCGTATGACCGTCACGATTCACAAGGAACTGATCCAGGGCAGCCCCGAATGGCTGCAAGCTCGTTGCGGGCTGCTGACCGCCAGCGAGATGTCGCGCATCATCACCCCGGCGAAGTTGAAGAGCGCCGACAACGACAAGTCCCGCGCGCATCTCTACGAACTGCTGGCCCAGCGGGTCACGCAGTACGTCGAACCAACCTACGTCGGCGAACATATGCTGCGTGGGGAGGCTGACGAGGGCGAGGCCCTGAACATTTACGAAGACGCCTATGAACCAGGGCACCGTGTCGGGCTCATCACCAACGACCGATGGGGGTTCGTGCTGGGGTTCTCGCCTGACCTCCTTGTCGGGGACAACGGGTTTGTCGAGGTCAAGTCCCGCATTCAACGCGAGCAAGTCCGCACGATACTTGCCGCGCAGATGCCCGAAGATTTCCTGTTGCAAGTGCAAACGGGGCTGCTGGTAAGTGAACGGAAGTGGTGTGACTTCGTGTCGTTCTCAGCAGGCCTTCCGATGTTTACGAAACGAGTGTTTCCCGACGAGGAAGTTCAAGGCGCCATCATTGCGGCTGCGTCAAAGTTTCACGACAAACTGAACGAGGAGTATGCCAGAATCGTCGAGCGAATGAGTGACCCAGACTATCGCCTGATCCCGACCGAACGACGTGACGACACGATCAACGTCTGACCACCACGACCACCAGGAACAACCATGACCAGTGTAGACCTCGGGGCAACCATCGCCCCCAAGAGCGACCAACTCAACGCCGACGATTTGATCGTCGGGCCCCGCACCATCGTCGTCACCAGCGTGAAAGCCCGCGCGTCGACGGGACAGGGTGACCAGCCCATTGCCATTCACTTCGACGGCGACGGCGGCAAGCCCTATCTGCCGTGCAAGTCGATGCGCCGCGTCCTCGTCCACTGCTGGGGGCGCGATGGGGGCGCCTACGCTGGCCGATCCATGACGCTGTTTCGCGACGACAGCGTCGTGTTCGGTGGGGCTGCTGTCGGCGGCATTCGCATCTCGCATATGAGCGAGATCCCCCGCGCTGTCACGATGTCGCTCACGGCGTCAAAGCAGTCACGCAAGCCCTACGTTGTCCAGCCGCTGACGACGACGGCGAAGGCCCCAGCCCCGGCGAAGAAAACGGCGACGGCGGAGGAGAAACTGGCGAAGGCGCAGGCGACGCTGGGGACGATTCTCCTCGACATCGCTGGCGCCGACGACGTCGACGCCGTCGTGGCCAAGCACGCTGACATGGTCCAGCGAATCGCAGTCATCATCCCCGACGCTGCCGACCAAGTCGCCACGGCAGCCAACGACGCCAAAAAAGACTGACCCCGCAACGCGTGGCCCCAGCGTAACGGGGCACCCTTCCACGACCACCAGGAGCAACCATCATGACCCACGACAACGACCGACAACGCATTGAAGACAAAGCCCACTCCATTCGCGTCGGGCTCGTCGAGCTTGAACGCCTCGCCGTCGCAGCCGCCAGCCGCCACGACCACCAGGTGGACCTGCTCAAGAAGAAGGCAGAGCAACTGCAAGCCGACGTCGACGAAGCAAACCGCCGAATCTTTGCCGCCGCTACCGTTGGTCGTGAGGGTGACGCCGAGGTGGACCGGCAGATTGCCGCGCTCAAAGCCGATATGGCCGAGGACTTCCGGCGCATCGGGCACGCTGCCGACATCATCCTCCAGGGGGTCGATGAGGCAACCGACGTTGTCGACATGACCGTCGGCCTCGACGACATCAGGGAGCTGCTGGCCGAGGCCGGGCAGGACAACCCCGCCATTGGTGCCCTGCTCGTCGACGACGGCGACGAGGTGCAGGTCGTCGACAGCCTGCATGCCATCCTCGCAGATCTGGCCATGCTCACCGACGCGGTGCGCAACGGCCGGGTCATCGCAGCCGAGGCCCAGGCAGCGCGAGACAGAGCAATTCAAGCCGCGGCCGACAACGCCGCTGCCGAGGCCGATGCTGCGGCGGGTCTTGCTCAGGACCTGCAGACAGCCGTCGACGGCCTCGTCGCCGCCGTCGCTCCCATCAACCGCCCCAGCGCCAAGCTCGCGCGACTGTCAAACCCCATCGGCGCCCTGCGCATCGTCACCGAGGTCGTCGAGGACGTCGCAAGGCAGATCCTCGACGGCCACCAAGGCGAAGGTGCGAAGGCGCTGGCCATGGCGCTGACCGACGCTGATCAACTCGAGGAGCAGATCAGTGCCATTGAGGCCGCTTGTGAGGCCGGCGGGATGGCGGCCACCGTCGAGCGTCGGGCCATCCCCGCGTGGCTGGCGAGCAACCTCACAACGCGCGCTGAAAAGGTGAAGGCGCGCAAGGCGAACGCGACTGGGCCCAACGACGAACCCGCAGCCCTCGCTGGGCCCTGGGTGATCATGCGCAACGATGCCAACGGTCGGCGCTGGTTCTTCAACGTTGTCACTGGGTCTCACACCGCCTGGGGCCGGCTGTTGTCCGCGGCAGGGCACTACGACATGGCGGAACACGCAGAGACGCACAAACCACGGGGGTCCAAAGTCATTACGCTCCTCGAGGCCCAGCGTCTCGTCGACAACGACGCGCGCATCGCCGCCGCCGCGCAGCCATCCCTCCCGGCCACCGAGGTGAACGATGGCTGAGCAACTCACCATCGGCGGGGGCGTCCTGCCGACGCAACTTGTCGTCACCTTCAACGCCCACGAACTGCGCGCCAAGCGCAGACCAACGACGCTGACCGCACGCAGCGTGCTGTGCGAGCGGGGGCGCTGGTGGGTCGAACTCATCGCCAACGGGAGGCACTGCGCCCTGATCAACCGCGTTGACCTCGAGGTCGCAGCCGCGGACCTCTATCACCAGGTACACGGGGAAGCCCCGCGCACCGAAGCAGGAGAACCATGACCACCACGACGACGAACGGACCACGCTGGGCGCTTGTGTGGGATGACGACGGACCACTCCGTGCGCAACTTCCCGTGCGCAACCTCGACGAGGAACTGCTCCCCGTCGTCGAGATGCCGCCGCAAAAGGAAACCAAGCACAACCGGCCCGAAGCTGTGCGAAAGAGGAACATCGAATATCGTCGACGACTGTGCGAGAAGGCCGACGAACTTCGCCGCCGCCCAGGACTGACGAAGGACACGAAACACGAATAGCGCAACGCAACGCCACAGGGCGACAACCGGGCGGCGTCATTGCCGCCCGGTTGTTTCTCGGCCATCTATCAGCCCCCACGAACCACGATCAACCCGCGCGCATCGCCCACGAACCGAACGCGCACACGTCCAGAGGCAGCCCCGTGAAATACACCCAGCAGTCTATCGACGACGTCAAAGCAGCGTCGTTGATGTCGACCGTCGCGCGCGTATTCTGCAGCAAAGTCAAACACGAACACGGGCCCCACTGGTCCGCAGTCTGTTGTTTCCACAAGGACACAAACCCATCCCTCGACATCGACGACGACAAAGGCGTGTTCCTGTGTCGCGCGTGCGGGGTCGGCGGGGACGCCCTGACGATGATTGAACGCCAGCGGGGCGGGACTTTCCTCGAGGCGATCCAAGAACTCTCCACCATCGCCGGCGTCCCTCTTGTCGAGGCAGCCGCCGAAGTCCCGCGCGTCGTCGCCGAATGGGTCTACCTCGACGACAAGGGGCAGCGGGCTTACAGCGTCAAACGCTGGGAGCCCGGTCGTGGGCGCGATGGCAAGGCGAACGGCAAGCGCAAGTCCTACAGCCAGCATCTGGCCGACGGCCACGGGGGCAAGAGCCCAGCCCAGATCCCCTACCGTCTCCCCCAACTTGTCGAGGCCCGGGGGACTGGGGCGTTCATCGTCCTCACCGAAGGCGAGAAAGCCGCCGACGCCGTCGCCAGCCTGGGCATCGTGGCCACCACTTGGGCGGGGGGAACGGGGGCAGTCGGCGGGGAGGAACGTTCGACGTGGACGCCGGCGTTCGCCGAACACTTCAGGGGCTCCCACGTTGCCCTGTGGCCCGACAATGACGATGTGGGCAGGGCTGCGATGGGGCGGATCGCCAGCGTGCTGCAGGGCGTAGCTGGGGAGGTTGTGACCATCGCGACGAACGCGAACCAGAAAGGGGCCGACGCCGCCGACTGGGTCCAGGCTGGGGGGACTCGTGAAGGCCTGCAAGGGTTGATCCTCGAGGCCCGCAAAGTCGAGGTCACCAAAGTCGTCACCCCAGCCCCACCCCCAGGCGCCGGTCAGGCCGACTATCTGACCGACAGCGGCAACGCCGAACGATGGGTCCGGATGCATGGGGCCGACTTTCGTTGGCTCGCTGACGACGGTTGTTGGTTGCACTGGGCAGGGTCGCACTGGGAGCGCGGGCACGACGCCGCGGCGTTGAACGCGACCAAAGCCGTCGCGCGTTCGTGGCGCGTGGACATGGCAGCCGAGCCCGACGCTGTGCGCCGTGTCGAGCTTCGCCGGCATGCAGAGAAGTCGGAGGCAGCCAGTCGCCGCGCCGCAATGCTGACCCTTGCCGCGAGCGAGCCCGGGATCAGCGTCGCAGCCGCCGACCTCGATACTGACCCCTGGTTGCTGAACTGCTCCAACGGCACCATCGACCTACGCACGGGGACACTGCAGCCCCACCGTCGCGAGGATCTTTGCACGCGCATGACGCCCGTCGCCTTCGACCCCGCCGCCACATGCCCGACCTTCACGGCGTTCCTCGCCCAGATCCTGCCCAACGTCGACACGCGCGAATACCTGGGGCGATGCATCGGCTACGCCGCCAGCGGCGTCATTCGCGAGCACGTCTTTCCCGTCCTGTGGGGGCAGACTGGGCGCAATGGCAAGGGGACACTGGTGGAAGCTGCGTTCGCCGCACTGGGCCCGTATGCGACGGCGCTGCCGAACGACGTGATTATCGAAAGTCGCAACGACCCACATCCCAACATGTTCGCGCAACTTCTGGGCGTGCGGTTTGGCGTCGCTGCCGAACTTCGCCCCAGCGACAAGTTGAACGAGGGAATGCTGAAAAAGTTGACCGGGGGCGACACCATCAGAGCGAGGTTCATGGGAGGCGAATTTTTCTCGTTCGCTCCGACGCAGAAGCTGTTCCTTCAGACCAACTACAAGCCGCGGGTTCGAGGTGGCGACCCTGCCCTCTGGGCCCGGATGCGGGTCATCCCCTTCGGGGTCAGCTTCGTTGGCCGCGAGGACCTCACCCTGAAAGAGCGACTGCTGCGAGAGCTCCCCGGCATCCTCGCCCGCATCGTCCGCTGGTCCCTCGATTGGCAACGCCTGGGCCTCGTCGCCCCGGCCGAAGTCCTCGAGGCCACCGCCGAATACCGGGAGGAATCCGACCGCGTTGGACAGTTCCTCGAGGAATGCTGCGAGCGGGCCCCGATGGCGCGCATCTCTTCCGGCGTCCTGTGGAAATCCTATCGCGGCTGGTGCGAGGGACGAGGGGAATCGGCTGGTGGCCAGAACACGTTCGGGACGGAAGTCAAGGCCCGGGGCTACCCGAATTGCAAGGTGTCCGGGGAGCGCCGCTACCAGGGGCTTCAACTGCGTTCGGCTGGGTCGTCGAGCGAGCCCGAACCGGACGACGAAAACGAGAAGCGTGACAATCCATGGGCTTAGACTCATGGGGGGGGGGTCGGCGGACGGACTTGGACGCGGCGCTTTTCGGGGTGCGTCCACCAAAAAAACGGCACTGGGTTGCCGTTTTTTTGTGCTTGGACGCGCTGGACAGACTTTTGCGGACCTTGCGCCATAACATGGCCCTCAACTCAACTGCGGACGACCGTTTCTCATTTCGCTGTTTTTTGGCAAAAGTCTGTCCAAGGGGACAGAAAGGTCAAAAAAACCGCAACAGAAAGCCGTAAAAACGTGGACGGACTTCAAAAAACCCATGCGTCCAAGTCTGTCCACCGACCCTCCGGCAAAGCGCCGCACCCATCATGGGTCATTTCGCACACGGTGTGCGCTGTTGCCTGTATCTGCTATGCTTGGAGCGCAGGCTCGCCGCCCTGGCGGCATGGGACGCCGGGGTAGGTGTCTCATGGACTCGGCAACAAGCTCGGGCCCGCATCGAGGGGCAGGAGCCATGACCGACAACGAGCCCCGATGGGTCCACGACTGCTCGCACTGCGGGGTGTCCGTGCCGAGCGACCGCTGCAACGAGACCTGCCCGGTGTGTCAGGTTGCGATGGCCGCCGAGAAGGCCGCCTCCGCGCCGGCCATCAGCCCCGAGGATCTGGCGCGCAAGCAGCGCGTGGTCGCCGCCATCGGGACCTTCATGTCGAGGCCCGCCACGGTCAAACGCTGGCGTCGCCCGGGGGTCCGATGAGCCTCGGTATCATCGCCCTCGTCGGCGCCGTCGCCATTGGCGCAGCCCTCGGGGTGGTCGCCGCCTGCGAGGCCGTCGACGACGCCCTCCGATCCCGCCGCCGGCAGCGCGCCCTCGATTCCTTCACGACCCGCGAGGCCGGGCCCCGATGACCACCCTCACCGCCCGCATCGAGACCACCCTCGCCCGCGGCCAGAACAACCGCGAGCACCACCGGGTGCGCGCTGCCCGGGTCGTCGCCGAACGCGAGGCCACCCGCCTCTCCCTGTCGTCCGGCGACTGGCGCGGCGATGCGGTGTCGTTGCGTCGCCCAGAGCTCGGCGCCCGGGTGACCATCGTCAGGCCGTTCGTCAGCACCCCCCTCGACAGCGACAACCTCAGCGCCGCCTGTAAAGCCGTGCGGGACGAGGTCGCGGCGTTCCTCGGTGTCGACGACGCATCGGCCCGGCTGCATTGGGTCTACCTGCAGTCCCCCGCCGCCGTCACCGGCCGGTCGACCAAGCCCGGCAGGACCCGCGCGAGTACCGACCACGATACCAGCCCCCTGGTGCGCATCGAGGTGATGCCCGTCGAGGACATCGACCCACAGCAGCAGCGCATCCGCACCGTCGAGGGCCTGCTGCAGGCCGCCGAGGCCCGTGAATTTGCCCTGGGTGTGCAGGTCGACGCCCAGGCCCAGCGGCTGCGGCTGTCCGAGGCCGTCGTCGATGTCGCCCGCTACGGGCAGCCGACGCTGGCGATGCGCAACGCCCTGGCGGCATGGGATGCGGTGCCTGGCGATGTCAAAGCTTGACGTCGTCAGTATCGTTCTGGCGTTTTCTTGCGCAGTGCCTTTGACGAGTGGATCACGCGTGAGTGGTCAAGGCTCGCGATAGGGTCGACGGAGGATGACGACGGCAGCGCCCCCAGATAGAACTCGCGCGCGAACGACAACGCGTTCAGGCAGTCATCTAGGCCCTCATACGATGGGCGCCCCTTGGGTCCTGTCGGCGGCTGAATGTTCGAGGACTTCACCTCGACAGCCAACTCAGGCCCGATGGGGACGACGCCTTGCTCTATCGCCAGTTTCAACCGCTGCAGCCGAAAGTGCTTCTCCTCCCCGCTGCGTTGTTCGGTGACGTGCCACGACGAGAACTGATGCAGCGTCTCATAGACGCCGATGCCGACACCGTTGGATTCGACGACGATGGTCTGGGGGACGTAGGTGACGGCAGCACCCTTCACCAACTCCACCAGGTCAGGCAGCGACGTCGTGTTGCTCACCCAGGTTGCAATGATGGTTCCCGTCAGCAGCGACAAGACGACGACGGCGGACGAGTCCCCGCCCCCGCCAGCGGCGATGTCGACGCCGATGACGACGGGCTCGTCCGGCATCCTGTCGCGGTAGTGGTGCCAGCCGTCGAACCGTTTCGCCTTGCCGTCCCACTTGCCGACGGCGTTTGTGACCGCCTCGGTGAATCGGAGAATCCATCGGCCTTTGGCGAAGGAGAAGCAGTGGGCGGGGAGTTGAGGGAACTCGCGCAAGGCCCCGCTTTCGTCGCCAGCGAAGTCGACGCGCATCCGATGCCACCACCAGGCCGCTGTCGCCCTCGAGGTGAACCCGTACTTGGGGCCCGCCAGCGTCTCCCACGTTGCCTCGTCGATGGTGCTGGGGTCGCGCTGGTACACGGGGTGGCGTTCAATCGCTAAGAACACTCGATGCCACTCGCCAGCCCCGTCCTCGCCGTCGCCGTTCCACAGCGTGCGAAACAGGTTGTCAGCCGCCGACGCCGTCGACTCAACGACGATGCGCGCCCCGGGGAGCGCCGTCGACGTCAGCCCACGAAACACGGCGGCGTCCGACAGCCAGAAAGCGAGTTCGCTGGCATGGATGAACCCGTAGGACTTGGACCGACCAACGCGCGACTCGCCAGCATCGGCACGAGACACGGCAGACAGGGCGTCGATGACGGTGGCGACGCCGTCGGGGCCCGCGTTCGCCAACTCGAGTGACCCCTTATTGCGTGCCCCCAGTTCGACACCCAATTGTTCGCACCATCCGGCCAGCCGCGCGAGTAGCCCCTGGGCTTTGTCGCGAGTGTCGGCGACGATGGCGCAGGGGACACCAGGGTTCGATATGGCGAACACCAACAGCGCCAGCAGGGTCACAGTGCTGACCCCCATTTGGCGCCCCTTGAGCACGATCGTGCGCTCATGGTCGAGGATCGCCAGTAAGACCTCGAGTTGGGCTGCAGTGATGCGCCAACGGCTGATGGCGCCGGCGTTCTCCTGGCTGAGGATCGCCAGCAGGCCAGCCATTCTGCGCGCAACGTCGAACTTCGGGCGTCTCAACTGTCACCGTCGTCGTCAGTGAGCAGCGCGCGCAACTCATCGACGCGCCTGGACGTCTTCGGCGCCGGCTTGTTGCGCTTCTCGGGGGCGCCCGCAGCCAGCGCGAGGAGGTGGATCGCTGCCTTCGCCGACGTCGATGCAAGCGTCACGTCCCCGCGCCAAGCCGTCGCCAGCAGTTCCAATTCGTGGATGTAGTGCGCGCGGTTTGTCGAGGTCAGCCGCTGGATCTCGTCGGCTGCCTCGTCGAACGTCATGGCCACCCCGTCGACGACAGGGACGCGGGGAACCCAAGCGTCGGCGGGGATGTCCGCCGCGCTCTTGTCGACTGGGGGCTTTGGCTCCTTCGCCCCCGTGTCGAATATGTCCCGCCTGGTCGTAACCATGGCTGCTCACCCCTCGCTGACAAGCTCGTCGCGCAGGCGAATCACGGCGAGGATGTGGCGCCGATGGATCGACAGCGGTTCAAGGTCGGGGTGCAGTGGTTCAAGCATCGCATTGCGGACGACGACGACGTCCCCAGCGTCGACGGGGGTCCACGTCTGGGGGTGCTGGTCGGCAGCGGCCATCACCTCGCCGACGCCGGCCACGATGTAAGCGACGCACGCCGTCCCCAGCGTGCCTCTGACCTCATCGACAGCGGTGACGATGCCGCCGGTTGACCGCGCGGGGCGACGCAGGGGCAGCAGGAGAGCAGTGTTCGGCGCGACGCTGGCGAAGGCGCCGATGGGGAGCCCGCCGGAATACAGTTCGTGGACGCTGACCATGCCGTCGGCGGCTGCAGGGGTGACGCCGTCGACAACGGCGGGCTCGACGATGGCCGCATCCTCGGTGTTGCGCTTGTCGACAATGGTGAACTTCGTGTGGGCGATGTCGGTCATTGGCTGTCCTTGGTGGCGGGGATTGATTTGATGGTGATGCGCTCGCCCACGACGTCGATGTGACCCATGATGGTGAGCATTCGCAGCATCGCAAACAAAATCTCGTTATTCATCTCGCGCTTTGCCTCGACAAGGGAACAGACCCCGTCGTCGTCGGCAATCTGTGAGAGCGTCTGAAGCACCGCCAGCGGGACGAACAAGTTGGGCAGATACTTTGCGGGGGCATACCACCCGCGCGCGTTGCCGGGGTGCTGGTGCTTCGGTGTCGTGACGGCCTGGGGCTCAAGGGGGAGCGTCGGCGGGTCTGGCTTGGTCTTGGTTGTCGTCATGGTTGTCCTTGCGTTCATGCGAGACTTGCATACCCGAGGATGCGCCGATCGTCGACAGCGTACTCCCGCCGCGCCACTTTGTTCGACGTGTTGCCTTCGATGGTGCGGACGCGGTCCCCCACCACTTCGTCGACGATCCCGCAGTGGTTCCCGGCCACCCCGACGTCGCTGGTTGCGTTCGCAAAAAAGATGACGTCGCCGGCCTGGGGGCTGTAGCCCTTGCGGGGGCGGAAAACCCCGTTCTCGCCTGCGACGGCGACGAACCCGCTGACCCGCCGACACTTGTAGTGCTGCGACTCGAACGCGTGACGCCAGCGGCTGTCCGACTGGTGCACGCACCACAGCACGAACCCCGCGCACCAGGCCAGCGCATCCCCGCGCATGTAGCGCTGGGCTGGGATGCCGTCGTTCTTGCCGGTCTTCTCGCTGACCCCGAGTTGGGTTCGGGCGACGTCGACGACGTTCATGTGCTCACCATTCAAGCCAAAGGAGAAGCGTAGCGCGCAGCACTGTCTGCGCCGTCGACGCGGAGAATTCAACGGTGAAGTCTTCGGTCAACAGGTCAACCCCGCCGTTCAACGTCAGGGCGAGCACCCCGCTGTCGGCGGTCATGATGAGGTCAACAGCGTGGTTATTGGAGAGCGTCGCCACAGTGAAACCCGCCGCGTTTCTCAATAGCGCCGTCACGACTTGCCCCGTCCCCAGTGTCACCGATGACAGATAGGCACGCACGATTCGAGAGGTGCACCGCGTTGCCGACGACACCGGTAGCACACGCAATAATTCGTTTGAAAGAGTGGCGTTGTTGAAGGTGTCTTCGACGTGCAGCGCCGGGCCCATGCCGCGCGCCACAGACAGCCCCGCGACGGCTGCGGCCAACTGTCCGATGGCGCCACTCACCAGCGTTGCGTCGGCAAGTCCGTCGGCGAAGTCCTCGAACGCGAACGATGGGACGTCCAGCGTGCCGAACGCGCGCCATCGGTCTACCTGGACGTGCAGCACGATATTGAGACGATCGACAGTGAACGACGCCCCGCTGACGACGATGTCATAGACAACGCCGGCGTCCAGGGTGACGCTTTGAATGTTGGTATCCTCGACGTCGTCGGCCGTCGTCGCCCCCGCTGCAATGTTTAGGTATGGCGTCGTCGCCCCCGTGGGGATGGCGCTGGTAACGGCTTGCTGGATTTGAACGGTGACGGCGCTGGCCGCCGTGATGTTCGCGTCAAGGAACGCCCGAACGATGGTACAAGCCATAGGGCAGACGAACCGATGTGATCGCCTTTCAACGGATGACGCATTAGAAAGCCCCGCATTGTATGGGAACAAAATGGGCGTAAGTGCGAATCGCTTTTCGGTGACGTCGGCCAGCGCATCCTTCGCGTAAAGGAAAACGTCGTTGAGGTCCGACGGAGACAGCGCATCGCCAGTTGTGAATCTGACGGCCTGTTGCGTTGCAATCACCTTCACGCGATACCTCGAGCAAGGCGCGCACGCCCGCAGATGACAATGGTCGCACACATCGCAGTGGCTGCGTTCGTGGTTGACACTTCGACGTCAACGATCGACCCCTTGGGCAGCAGGCGAACCACTCGCGACGTTGTCGCTTGGTTAAGGCCTGGCTTGGCCAGCATCGTTCCATCGAACAAAAGCCGCGCCTGTTTCTTTGCGATGGTGTCGAGCGTCCCTGTGACAGCCATCGCCCAGTCATCGAGAATCCCGCCCGCCGACACCGTCGCCGTGATGGTCGACGCCGACGACGTCGCAGGGGTCGTGATAATGGCCAGCGTATCGACGAGCATATTGACGGGAACAACAAATCGGGCTTTTCGTCGCGCCAGTGAAGTTGACGCCGTCAGATTCTGAAACGTGAAAATGAGCGGGGCGTACCCGGGGAGCCGCGCGTTGTCGATTTGGATGAGCCCCAGCGACGTCGTCGTCATCGCGTTGAGGTCTGCTGAGGTGATGGATGAACCGTTGGTGATGGCCATTAGGTCTGCGTCTCTTTCTTGCTGGTCCACGTCCCACCGGCCTGGACCTCGACAGCGTCAACGATAACACGCCCCATCCCGCTGACGGTGACCTCGAGGTCTAGCTCAGTCGCGCGCACGTTGAGCGAGCAACGCACACTTCGCGCCGTCAGGGTTGCCCAGTCGACGCTGCCCCACAAGTTGCCAAACGCGCCACCGATGACGCAGTCGCCGTTGACGGTCGTCGCTTTGGCTGTGTCGCTCACCCCGTTGCCGCAGACAGCCACAGGAGCTCCGCCGTTGGCCGCTGAGATGCTGACCCGACGGACCAGCGGGTTTTCGCGTGGGCCCGCCTGGATTCGGCCACAGACAGCCCCAGCGATGTCGCCTGCTGGGAGGTCGGAGAAGTCGCGCAGGCCTTTGGTGTGGAGCGCATACACCCCAGACTTGTCGATGATTAGATCCTCGCCGTCCCGCGTCCGCAGCACACCCACGACGTTGAGCACGGCAGCGCTGTCCCCAGTGTACCAGAACGACGTCGAGCCCTCCTCGAGGTCGACGGCAACGGCGTAGTCTCGGTCCGTCCCGAATCCGACAAGGACCCCGAACGACGCGGGGAACACTCGTCCGAACTGCCGCGCGTCGAGGACGTCAATGGGACGGGTCAACTTCCTGCGCCCCTGGTACGTCGAAAACGGCAGCGTCCGCACGCTACCGCCGTTGAGTACGGCGACGCCGTCAGCGGTCAGGGCGACGACCCCGAACGGCGTCGAGCACGCACCACCAGGGCGAGAAGTCCGCACCTGGGGGATCAGCGAGATGAACCCCGCCACACTCTGCCCCTGCCCAAGTGCGTCGCTGGCCATTGAGAACGCCCCCGCCGGGGTCAACATCCACAGGGCACCATCGGGCCCCTGGGTGATGTCGTGAATCGTGGCCGGCATCGCAATGACGTTCTCAGCGACGTAGGTGCGTGGGTCAATGGTGGGGTCGTTGAAATAGACGACGCTGCCCTGGGCGATCGGCATTCGGTCACCGAAGGAGCATATGTGACCGGGGGGGACGTCCAGCGCCGTCGTGTCTGGGTTCTCCGACGCCGTCGCCACCGCGGGCATCATCCCGCCGCCGGGGAGCCCGTACAACGGCGCCGACATTGACGGCGCGTTTACCATCAACTGGTTGTTGACCAGTGCGTGCGTGAAAACGGGCTGATTCGGGTGGGCCCCAAGCGCAAGCCTGTAGCGCTCGCCCCATTCCTCATCGGTGACGACCATCGTCACAAGCCCCGTCGTGGAGTCCTGCAGAAACAGATAGTGTTCTGTCTCTGACGACGACGGGACGAGCACTGAAAACCCGCCGACGAACTGGTGACTGACAAGCCCCAGCGTGGTCGCAGCCAACGAAACGACAAACCCCCGTCGCGTTGTCAGCCGACCATTGCCCACGACGACGTTGTGACGTTCAAAGCGCTTGATGCTGACACTGGTCATGATGCCCCCACGACTAACCCGGTTGCGTCGTCGACGTCCAGCATGTCCGATGCCTCTGGCGGCCATCGCCACGTCCCAGGCTCGCCGCGTGCCTGATAGTGCGCCCCGAGGACATCGGTCGTGCTGCGAGAGACATAGACGGCGAGGTCGACGTCGTCGAGGTCTCGCACGACGACGACGACAGCAGGCCACGCAACCCCGTCGTTGTCGGTGTAGTAGACGATTCGCCCAGGTGTCGGTGCGGTGATGAGTGCCACGTCAGATCCCCAGCGCATAGCTGACGTTCACACGCCAGATGCTGTCCGTCGACGCGGGGCAGACAATGGTCGTCGCGGTGTTCAGCGTCGTCGACTTGATGGGGAGCGCTGGCTCAACGACTTCCTCGATCGTGCTGCCGATGGCGCCAGATGTGCCGAACGAGAACGCCGGGGTTCCGGGAATGTTTGTCGTCGTCACGAGCGTCGGCGTTGTGCCCGCAAGACCAGCGGTCACAAAGAATCGCTTGATTTGAATCCGGGTGATGTAGTGGAAAAACGAAGGCGCGGCGGGAATCGTCAAAGTGACGGCGGTATTCACGACAGCCGTCGCCGTGACGTTGAGCGACGCGGGGAACGGCGTCGCGATCACCGAATATTCGGCGAACGTGGCGCGGCCTGCGACGGTGAGCGTCCCCGAGGTATAGGCCGAGACGCGAACGCGAAAGGAGCGACTCCCAGTGACGCTGAGGTCAACCTGCGAGAGGACGACACCGGCGCCGACGACAGAAGCGACCGGGTTCACGCCGTTGAGTCCGGTAATCACGCCCCAGTTTGTCCCGTCGACGGTCGTTTCGAAGACGACAGTGCCGGTAAACGCCGCGCTTCGCATGTCGAGCAACACCGAGCATGCGCCGTTCAGGTCTATCTGCGTCGTCGCGTTCAGCGCCGCCAGCGAAACTGTCTGCGATCGAGCGTCAGTGATTGTCTCGCCGACGATTGCGTCGAGCGCGCCTCTGAATGGATTCCCGCGAACGTCGAAAAGCTGCGCCATGAGTCACCCGAGGATGTAGAGAATCTTATACACGCCGCCGACCATTTCGGCGCCGTTGTCGCTGACTGTGACAGAAATCGAACCCGCCGCGCCGACAGCAGAGAATGTGACGTTGCTCGACGATGGCTGGTTATCGTCGGTGTCCGCCGTGTTGCCCCACAGCACCATCACCTTGCTCAGCGCAGTGGCGCTGGCGTCGATGACGGTGGCGGTCTGTTCCTGCATCTCATAGGGGACGGTGATCGTCGCAGCCGTCGGCGTAGCACCCCCGCCCCCGCCTGCGATGTTGTCGAGGTCGATGTCGTCGACGGACAACGTCCGCGGCGTGAAGCCAGACACGCGCAGCAGGGTCTGGGGCTTCCCGCCGGTGGCGTTGTGGGTGATGAAGCCGCCCGTGCTGTCCCCGGCCACCGACGCCCACAGCGTCTCATAGGAGTTCGAGCCGGTATCGATGGTGATGGCGCCCGAGATGCGCAGGAACACGCATTCGGCGAACGATGGCGACGTCGACCCGAGGCCAATAGTCATCGGGGTGAACCCAATGCCGATAACGATGATGTCGGTGAACCGGCAGCCGACCCACGCCGTGAGGTTGGAGCCCGTCGAAAACATGTTCTCGACGGCGGTAAGGGCCATACCAGTCGCAACGACGCGGGCCCGGGTGCCGTCGCTCCCCATGCCGAAGACGTTGACCATCGTCCCGGCGCTGGCGTCAATGCTCACCTGGTCGAGGGTCAGGGCAGATTCGAGGTCAGACGCCGCGAACGTCTGGCGGACGACGAAGGCCGTCGTCACCGTGACCCCAGCCTTCACGACGACGGCGAGGTTTCGCAAACTCGACGGGCCGCTCCCGTCGGTGAGTTCGCGCCCCCTGAAGTCAAAAAGCGACGCGACGTCGGCGCCGACAAACAACCGGAACGTCGTCCCGCCGTCAAGCGAGAACGAGG